TTCTGTATCAATAGCATTGTCAATAAAATGTTGTAAAACATTATCTAACATAGTTATTAAGTCTGCTATGAACAAAGGTTTTTCAGACCAAGTATCATAGTGTTCTAAATTAACACTAGACAAACAACATACAGCTGTACGTTCTTCATCAGTTACTAAAGTTATTTCAGAACAAAGATTACTCTGTCTAATCTTTAACCCTAAATCTTTTTGTCCTTCTGGTAGTGCTTCGTTACAAGTATCTATATTAATCATATAAGGTTCGCCTGTTTCAGCACGAGCATTTAATATTTGCCACCATAAAGAACGAGCATTAATTGTCTTACAAGCTTCGTTAGTTTTAGGGTCTATTAATCTAAAGTCAGCATCTTCTTCTACTGCTTTTAAAAAATCATTGGTAAGGTTTATACCATTGTGTAAATTTAAATTCTTTCTGTTTATATCTCCACCAGATTCTTTTCTCATGTTTATAAACTCTTCAATCTCTGGATGTGAAATATCCATGTAAGCTGCATAGCTTCCTCTTCTTGTTACACCCTGATTAAAGGCTAACATCTGTGAGTCTACAACATGGATGAATGGAATAGTACCAGTAGAACGACTGCCTGAAGAAGTAGAAATACCGTTACTCCTAATATCTCCCCAAAATCCACCAATGCCTCCACCTGAACTTGCCAACCATATGTTCTCATCATAGTGAGAAGATAAACCATCCCTACTGTCAGGAACATAATTGAGGAAACAACTAATAGGTAGCCCACGAGTAGTTCCCCCGTTACTAAGTATAGGAGTGCTAAACATGAACCAACAGTCGGAACTGTAATCATAAAGCCTTTGAGCAAGTTCGAAGTCAGTATGTTGTTTATAAGTTGCTGCAAAAACTGCAGCCCTAGCGAAAGCTTCTTGAGCATGTGTTTCTTCCTCCCAGAAATATCTATCTTTTAATGTATCTAAACTAAACTTATCTAGTTTTTTTTCTTTATCATAGTCAATTTGTATACCGAGATATGGTTTAGTACCTACTTTATCTTCTACCATTAAATATCTCCATGTAAAATATATGAATTATATATTTCTTCTCCAGTTTCTAAAATAAGTTTAAGATAAGGATTAACTCCGGATGGAGTTTGTTTATAATCAGTCTCTTCAATCTTAACTACTTTTAAATTATTCACTATCATTCCAACTTTAACCTCTTGGAATCCTGTTGTCTTAATCATTTTTTTCTCCTTCTAATATTTTCATTAATTTTTTTTCGTACCACTCAGCTTTTTTTAAATCTTCTATACCATTCTTGTAAGTAAATCTCCATCTATATTTATGAGAGTTACCACGAAGATATCCAATAAACTCTTCTCTAGTTAGCATAGCTTCAATAGAATCTATACATTCTATACTGCCTTGATTGTAATGTTCAGGACTATTAACAAGGTCTCCTATTGTTTTATATTTCATTTAATAAATCCTCTAATTTAATTTCAGGGTTTTTCTTTACATGTTTATAAAACCAACGTAAAGTGTAGGCACTAACCATAAATTTATTGTTAGCAAATATATGTGTTTGTTGTGGTAAAAATTGTTGTAAGTTTTTTTCATTTATTTTTTCTTTGTCCTCTCCTTCTGGAGTCATGCTTCTTAGCCACTCTATCATTAGTTGTTTAGATTTAGTTCTAAGTTGTCTTGATTTTTTTCCATTCATAATGCTTTAATATCTTCCCAACCTATTAAAGATGAGTCATAATTTTTAACTAACTTCCAATAGTTTAATATACTATTAAACATACTAACATGTTTTTGATGAGATTCTTTATCCCAAACATGACAACAAATAAGTTCGTTGTCTTTTCGGTCAACAAAAATAGATACTCTTTCAACATCATCATAACCACAACCTTGAGCATAAGCTGATAGTTGCATACCATGTTCATCATAAACTAATTTAGAAGGGTCTTTACCTTCTAGGTTATCTTTAGTTTTAAAGTCTATAAATATTCCTGACTTAGAATATAAATCTATCTTACCACCATAGCCTTGTGCAGCACAGAAAGAATCTTCTGCAATCCACTCTTCATTAGGAAATGTTTTGTCTAAATATTTTTTAATAAGACGATAAGTTTTATTATCTGCTTTGCCTAAGAATCCATTTTCAATAAGAGCATGAATTTTAGTACCTTCTTTTGCAGCTTCTTTACCAATTTTTTTAGAGTCTTCTTTACATCTATAAGTAAAAGATTGAAAAGATTCTCCTTCTTCTCTATCTAAAGTTAAAGCAGAATTTAAAGCTTGGTCTATCTTCCAATTTTCTAATGAAGGTTTTGCAATCATACTTAAAATAGTAGTGACTGATGGTACTAAGCCTTCTCTCTTAGCATCTCTAAGAGTAGTGTTTCTTTCCTTACCATTAGCTCCTATGATAGTATACATAGGCTCACCTTCTCTAGTATACCAATGTCCAGACTCAGCTGTAAATTTATTATACTCGTCTTTAGGTTTTTTGTCAAGTGTTTTATTTTTTATCATTTTTCTTTTCTTCCTCAGATTGTTTAAACGCTTTGATTACATCACTAGAAAATAACTTTTGTAGATTTACAAGGTACATTTTACTAGCATTATTATCTCCACCTGAAACTGTTTTAAAGTAATCAAGTTTATCTACTATTGTTTTTAACACATCTGTTTTAAATACCAAAGTACAGAACTCATTGTCTCCTACACATAAATTATGAAACCAATAATCTGATTCAGTGGCTCTGATACCAGAAGGTTTGTTCCAAGATTCATATTCAACAGCTATGTTTCCTGTCTTCATCCACATACCTCGTTCTGATTTTACTTCTATTTTTTTATTAGTTAGCATGTCTGCTATTTTTTCTTCTCTGATTGAACCATATTCTAAATCCAAATCAAATTTCTTTCTATCTTTTTTAGTGGGTTTCACTCCAGTTACCTCCTATTTTGTATTCGCCATCCAAAGGACAACGAAGATTAAAATGCTCTCCTGCTTTTTTTATAGAATCTACTGCCATAATACCTGAACACTCAGCTTGAGAGTCTCTAACTTCAAGTTGCCATTCATCATGTATATTAGCAACAAACTTATAATCTATAGCATTTAATTTTAGTTTCATATCTAAATCAACCAAAGCTTTTTTCATTACAATCGCACCTGCTCCTTGCAATAAAGTATTTAAAGCTGCATGATTATTTCTAATATATAATTTTCTACCATCTAATCCTTTAAGGAATTTTTTATGAGATGCTCTTTGTACTCTTGTTGTAAGAGATTTAAATGAAGGTTTATTATCAAAGAAATGTTGTCTAGCTCTTCTACCATCGCTTGTAGTTCCTTCAACCACACTCCCAAGCTTTTCATCTCCTGCTCCGTACATGAGGGCATAGATGAAAGTTTTTGCCTGATTTCTAGATTCAAGTCCTGCAAGTTTTTGATTAAAGGTGTGTATGTCTCCGTTAATAATTTCATTTATAAATTCCTCGTCATTCATATAATGTGCCAACATTCTAATTTCTAATCCACTAGCATCGACACCTACTAGTTTATAGCCATCCTCAACTGTCCAACAAGCCCGACACTCGTTACCATATTCACTATTAACACTAGGTACTTGTGCCATGTTAGGACTTCTGTGTGTCATACGACCAGTGATAGCACCATTAGGTATCACAAAGCCATGTACTCTTTCATCTTCTTCTACTGCCTCTACCCATGATTCAACTTGTGCTATTCTTTTTTGCAACAAAAGAAACTTTGCAATTAAGTTAGCTTCATGTATATGAGTTATTTCAGATAAAGTTTTTTCATCCACAATAGGTTGACCAGTAGGTGTAAATCTATTTGGCTTCCACCCAAAGTCAGTAAGGTATTCTCCTATTTGTTTACGACTACCAAGATTAAACTCTTGTAAAATCTTTCTCATAAATGGATTGTAATTAGAAGTGTTTAAACATCTTTCATATTCATCATCAGTCATACCTCTCTTAGAAAGAGAACCATCCTTTTTTATATAAGGTGTAACCAACTTATCATCTACCCACTTAGGTTTAAAAGTAGTATGTACTTCATCTTCTATACTTTGTTTTCTTTCTCTAAGTTCTGATAGAAGTAAGTCAGCTTGTTTCATATTAAATTTAAAACCATCTGATTCTTGCTTCTTCATTATATGAGCAATGCCATGTTCTAATTGCACTGACTCTTTAGAAAAACCTTTAGCTTCTTTTCTTAACTCAAAGAAAACTTTAGTGTTTAATTCTACATCTCTAACACAGTAGTCTAACATTTCATCAGAATAATTTAGGTAGTCTTCAAATTCAATTTTAGAAAAACCTAATTTAAATCCCCACTTTTCTAATGAATGACCACCTTCACGAGTAGGATTAAATAGTCTAGATAAAACAAGTGTGTCTAATATTTCTTTATCTTTAAATAAATCTACATCAAAAAACTTTTTTATCATAGGCACATCAAAGCCTATAATGTTGTGACCAATTAATCTATCAGCTGACTCTAGTAGTTTTACTCCATCGTTTAAACAGTCTGGAGGAAACTTAAATATTTCTTTTGTATCTACATCTTGAGCAACTATACACCAAACTTTAGTGGCTTTTAAATCATCTGTCTCTATATCAAATACTAAATCCATAATTAAAATCCTTGGTCTCTATCATCTACATTGATATCTGATATATCAACTTCAGATAATCTACCAGTGTGTTTATCATATAACAAATGCGAAGCAAGTCCTACATCTCCTGTGTACCTAGACTTAAGCACTCTCATTTTAGTAGTCCTAGCTTCATCAATATCATCTGATTGTTGATTTCTTTCTAATGCTATTACACAATCTGATAATTGTCCAATACTATTTGAACCTCTAAGATGAGAAAGAGATACTTCGATACCATTTTCATGTCCTTTATTACCATCAACTCTACGAAGATGTGAAACTAAAATAATACCTGCACCTGTTTCTTCAACTAAACTTCTAAGCCTTGTCATAATAGTATCAATAGCTCTTCGTTCATCGCCTTCATGGACAGCACTAACTAACATATGTAAATGGT